TGTACAAACACCAAATTGGTTGCCCATAGCGGCTTAATTTAAGGAGTAAAAAATGGCAAGTACGTATAGTAATTTAAAAATTCAACTTATGGCTACCGGGGAAAACTCGGGGACATGGGGTAATGTCACTAATGACAATCTAGGGGTGGCAATTGAGCAGGCACTTGTAGAAACAGCAACAGTTACATTTGCAAGCGCTAACGTTACATTAAATTTAACCAATACTAATGCAAGCCAAACGGCTCGTGCGTTAAGGCTTGATTTGGGTGGTACTACTGGCGGCGCTCGTGATCTTATTGTTCCAGCAATTCAAAAACCATACATTGTTAACAATGGTACGGCTGACATTATTACGGTCAAAGTCTCCGGTCAAACAGGTGTTGCGGTTCCCGCTGGACGGTCTTATCTGCTTTACAACAACGGTACAGACGTAGTAAATGCGCTTAATGGTATATCAGTTGTTTCTGGGGGAACCGGAACAAATACTTTAACTGCTGAAAGCGTTGTAATTGGTAATGGTGCTAATGCAGTTAAATTTGTAGCCCCCGGAACAGCGGGTAATGTACTTTCGTCTAACGGCTCCGCTTGGACTTCTGCTGCCGCTGCGGCGTTTGATTCAGGTACCGTGATGCTGTTTGCTCAGACCACTGCGCCTACTGGATGGACTAAAAATTCTTCAACTGGGGATAACTCAGCCCTCCGTGTTGTAACAGGATCGGCTTCTACTGGCGGTAGTGTGGATTTTTCGACTGTTTTTGTAAGTAATAGATCAGTAAATATTACTTCGGTAACAGGCTCTATCGGTGCTACAACGCTTACTACACCGCAGATTCCAAGTCACACTCACAACCCCGGTGCTTCTGGTGGCGCTGCTGTTGCCCCCTTCCCTCCTGATGTTGGCGTTGCAACGTCGGGCGCAACAGGCGCAACAGGTGGTGGCGGTTCACACACTCACCCATTATCAGTATCAAGTGGTGCTGGAGACGTTAACCTTGCAGTCAAATATATTGATGTTATTCGGGCTAGTAAAAATTAATTATGCAACTTAAAAACGGAACTTTTTGCCCATTACTTAAAAAAGACTGTGTTGGTCTTCAATGCGCTTGGTTTGCTCGTATTCAAGGTATGGATATGAATACAGGTAATCAAGTTGACGAGTATCAATGTTCTATTGCTTGGATGCCTATGTTACTAATTGAAAACTCAGGGCAACAACGGCAAACCGGCGCAGCAGTAGAAAGTTTTCGTAATGAAATGGTGAAGTCCAATGAAACTTCTCAGAAAGTTCTTTTAGCATCTTTGATGGCGGCGCAACCTAATATTCAACAGCAAGATAGACCAATCGCTATTGAAGTACAGGCTAAACCCAAATCAAAAACTCAACCTAAACTTAAAGTAACAGGAGTTAAAAAATGAGATTAGTAATTCTTCGTGATGGTACTGTTGGAAAAGAAGGTGTTTTCTATACTTGTGACCTTTCCACTTGTGGTTTACCACAAAATTTTTGGGCGCTTCAGTGGGAAGAATGGGAGCCTAATAAAGGTCATATTGAATACAATTCGCCGTCAATTGATAATGACCAGATCACTACCCTTCCATCTTGGGTTAATCCGTGCTTAGTGAAATGGCAAGCGGCTTATGAAGCAGATCAAGCAGCGATAGCAGAACAACAAGCAGCACGACTAGCAATACAACAAGCAGCGCTAGCAGCACAACAAGGGCAATCCGCTACTTAATAAAGGATAAAAATGTCTTTCCCCAACGTACAACTTGGTTCCGTAGCAAATCTATATACTAAACAAATGCATTTTTTAAAAGCGGGTGATATTGAACTAGGACACACACACCAATTTGACCATCTCACTCTTTTGGCTTCTGGAAAACTTCAAGTAACGGTTGATGGAAATGTATCTGAGTTTAAAGCCCCACAAATGATTTACATTGCAAAAGGTAAATCGCATGAGTTGGTTGCTTTAGAAGACAATACGGTTGCTTATTGTATTCATGCATTACGTTTCGGGGAGCGAGTAGAAGATATTATTGATCCTGAGATGGTACCAAAAGGAATAGAATTACACGCAGTAAGATATGGGGAACAATTTTTTAAATAATGAAAGGTATTTATGAATCAGTTGTTTTTTCAAAATGGTTATTTACACGTACCTAATTTCATTACTACTACTGAGGCCGAAATATTAGCCAAACAATTTAGAGAGTATACCGATTCACAATCTATTCAAGGCGACCCTCAAGTTCCTATATCAAAAGCCGACTACAATTTCATGCCTTTTGTTTTGCTTTTAGTAAATAAAGTAGCAGACGTAAATAAATTATATGGACATTATGTTTTGCCGACATATACATACGCTAGAATATATTTAAAAGGGGCTGAGTTAAAAGAACACGTAGATAAACCAGCGTGTGAAATAAGCCTATCTGTAAATTTAAGTAAAACACATGACTGGCCTATATTTTTTAAAACTCAGGACAACAAAACAGTTGGCTTAGAATTAAACCCCGGTGATGCTGTTATGTATTCCGGGTGCGCAAGACCGCATTGGAGAGATGTTTACGAAGGCGACGAACATGTGCAAGTATTTTTGCATTATGTTGCCGCATACGGAGAAAATAACTGGGCTTTTTTTGATAAGAGAACTACCAAACCATCTGCGCCAAGTTATTTTAATAAATATGCTGTAGGGAAAATACCTTTAATAATATATGAATAACTTAAAAGACTACATTATTACTGTTGATAATTTGTTAACAGATAAACTGTGTGACACTGTTATTAAAGAATTTGCTCCAGAAGAGTATGTAGCTGCCGGTATAGGTGAAAGACCCGGTATAATATCGGTAAATGTTAGAAATACTTCAGGAATAAATACTTCGTTACCTTTAATAATTCAAAAAAATCCTAGTATACGTGGACAATTAGACAAATATATTTATTTCTCGGCAATGGAAGCCATAAGACAGTATGCGGAGAAATTTCCTTTTTGCGAAATTCAGCAAGACTCTGGTTATGAGTTACTTAAATATGAAGTAGGTCAATTTTATACACAGCATACGGATTCTTTTAAAGGTAGACCTAGTTCAGTCGCTTGTTCTTTCGCACTAAATGATGATTATGAAGGTGGTGAATGGGCATTTTTTAATCGTGAGATAGTTATAAAGTTACCAAAAGGTTCAGCAGTGCTTTTTCCATCAAACTTTATGTATCCCCATGAAATTATTCCTGTGACAAAGGGTACTCGTTATTCAATGATTACTTGGTTTATTTAGGATCTAATATGAAAACAATAGTTGAAGCGCATAAGGTAGATGGGGTAAAAGTCTGCCGCTCTGAAGAAGTCCATGTTTGTGCCGCTTGTGGGTACGACTTAGATGAGGCTGAGTTGGCGGCTGATACTTGCTCTGACTGCGGCGCACCTTTAAAGTTACGAAAGTCTGTGTCGGTCTGGGCTACTTCAGTACCAAAAGCAGGTGCTAAGACTTGGGGTCAGACGTAGTGGGTGTCTGGGCGTTGACTTTCATATTTTTGCTGCTACCTTGGGTTCTGTTTATTTAAGGACAGGGGAATGAATTTTGTCAGATATAGATCCAATTCTCACTGCGGCAAAGGGTGCTACGCAGGGCATAAAGTCTGCTATCCAGTCAGGCAAGGAGTTATCATCCGCTGTTGATGACATTCAGAAGTTAGGGGTAGCCGAGTTACAGGCCAAGCAGGCGTTTAAACAAAGACAACGGGTTGTTCAAGGCGACACCACAATCATGACGGCTTTTGCCGAGTGGCGCAGATTAAAGCAAATTAAAGAAGCAGAAAACGAATTAAAGGATAGTTTAATAGAGCGGTACGGCAAAGAGGTAGCAGAAAAAGAATGGGTTGAGATTCAAGCCATTAAAGAGCGCCAGTTAAAAGAAGCCAAAGAAGGCAAGGATGAGTTTGGCAGGGATCTGGCTAAATTAAGACTTTTAAAGGTCTGGTGCTTCACCATAGCGTTCTTCATGGTAACTGTTTATTACATTGCTAAGGGACATCTGTAATGACCACCATTGCCGCTAAGTTTTCTACGGGAGAAATTGC